TTATTGATCTATGTCTATTCCCATTCCTTTTAATAATCCAAGCTTGTACATGCTTACAATCTGTTTATTGAATAACGCTTCTAATGACATCCTGTCACTCTGGCTCAGATCAGAACCTTCTATTATAGTCATAAAACATGTGTAATCTTCTTTCGTAACACTCTCCAACATTTCGGAATCATTTTCAAGTTGAACTTCTATCAATTCGCTTCCTTCTGTCATAAGCTTACCCCCGCTCGTTATCGTCTTTTAGTACATTTCCGAATTCTCAGTATTTACCTATCTCCTTTAGAATGATATACTTTCGGATTGAGAACCATTTAAAGGAGTTTTAAGAGGTGAATATCTCCCGTGGGAGATGCTTACTTCCTGATCTCATTGCTTCCAGAGGATGGACCCAAGCAGATTATGCTGACAAATCTGGTCGTCACCCTCGTGTGATATCTCACTTCTGCAACAACAAAAGAGTAATGCTACCTGAAGACATGTACATAGCCTCCAAGATTTTCAAATGCAGAATGGAAGACCTATATGAGTGGGAAGAATAATAGTAAGCTTCGCGGATGTCTTCTGATCCGCCTCCCCGGGTCTTCGGAACAATTTGTTCTCAAATCTAGAATCATATGTTCGCCTCTTGTTATTATTTTAGTACAGCTTACACATAATGTAAAAGGGTATTCGTCAGATGAATTTTGTCCAGTCGACACTATAAAACGACAGACTTTGACAAGTGAAACGTGTTATAATTCGGCTCACAAAAAAAGATGGGTAGCTGCTTAATGTGCAGCTACCCTTTTTAGGTTAACAATGTAAACGCTGATCTTGTAAGGTAAGGAAATTCGCCTACCAAGGCATTGTATTGTTTAACCGACATAGTACATTTGAATAAGTCTTTCTTGCTTCGATCTAAGTACACAACCTTGAATACCGTATCTATCTTTTGGATATGATCTACATTGATCGAATTGCTTCTATCTACGATTCTAAATGTGAATCCACTACCATTGAAAGCATTCGTCCAGAACTCAATTGTTCCAACTACATAAAATTTCTCAGATTCAGTATGAAGGATTACTCTGTTTATCTTCTTATCGTACTTTAAGTACTTAACATCCTTTATAAGGAGATTATAGATACCAGTGTTACCTTCTGGATCTCGACTAACTGAGACGTATGACATTTGATCAGCTCCATTATTTTTTTAGAAGCTCAGCTGGTGGTTCTGGGTTGTTAACGAATACGAGGCTAGCTGGCATTACAGAAAAGGCAGCGAGTGCAGACAACATTGTAGCAGCAACGTTATACAGTTTTTTCTTCATTCTTCTCACCTCCCTTCAATTTAATTTCATTCAATAGTAAGGTTAGGCTTTGGACTAAGAATGCCACTGCTACTATTGACGAATTAAACCATAAGTTCGTCCCTACCAACACCAGTGAGACATATTTTAATAATGGGTAGTATCTTTCAGGTATCCTTGTCTGATTTTCAATTCCAGATGGAGCGAAGAAGAATATGAGCACCATACTGATCGCTGTAAACGTGAGTGTGGTGATTTGATCTAATTCAATGAAAGATAGTGCAGTCGCTACACCAGATGTTAATAATGCGCAGCCCATACTTGATTTGATATGCAAACCTCCGGTTAACTGCCTCAATATTCCGAAGAATAAGAGTAATGAGAATACTTCCTTAGTTTTACCTGTGAAGAATGCAGCAATTAGACAAATGCCGATTACTGACATGAAGTTAATAGCGATAATTAGTGAATGTCTTAATACTGCAATTGAAGCCGGGTGGTTTGGAATAACTGACTTAATGTGAACGGCCATCTTTGATGCAACAGTCTCTATCATTAATCTTCTCTCTCTTTCTTAATTGCGTAGTACAGGAAGATTCCCGTGGTTATTCCAAAGAAAAGAATGTTCATCCAGATTTGATGCAAGTACATTGTAAGACCAAGTAGAATAAAAGTGACGATAATAATTGCGACTACTATGATGTGTTCGCCCTTCAATATAAGCTTGTTAAAGTCTCTAGCGAAACCAATACCAAACTTATATAGAACAAATGAAACGATCATAATCAGTATTGAGGTAACTAGTTGAAGTTGTTGTCCATCAATATAGCTCACAAACAATGATTGGATAAATGCATAAATGAAGTATCCTGTACATGAGATTATTGCAGCCCACAGAATAGGCATTTTAACAACCGTCTTCAACAGAAGTATATAAAGCATTATGTTGACCACTGGTGCGAGACTGGCTAATCCGATCTCTCCTCTTAAGAAGAAACTCTGCAATCCCATCAATATTGCGACAATAGACGCTTGCCAAACGTAGTCGAAAGGATTCATTCGAAATAAGGCCATCATAAAAACAAATGCTGCAAACATTTCTAAAGTCGAGAACAATAAAAACTGAATGAAATTACTCCAATCCACAGTGGTCATCTCCCCCAAGATTAACTACCCGGCTTACGTCCAGTCATTCGTATCATACCTTCGTATGTAACGAGCCAGACTTTCCCCGATTTCCTTGCCTCTTGATCATTGAATTTGTTTCTGTTACACCATTGAGTTACCGTGTTGTCGGACAATCCCCAAACCTCAGCAGCTTCTCGTGAGGTGTAGACGGTGTATAATGCGGGCAGTTGATTTTTTCGACCAACTGACATAAATTCCAGCTCCTTTTCTTTAGGACCGCTGTCTTGTTTGCAATACAAATATAGCATGTCCCTGTATTGTTTGCAATACACTTTTTAGGATTTTTTACCTCCTTTTTGTGCACTAATAGCAAGGACATAATAGGGGGAGATATGTAGTTGTGTCAACAAAAAAAGCTCGCCGACACTAAGTCAAACGAGCGTTGTGGTTACAATGTTGCAGCTACTATTTCTTTAATGCTAATCCACTCAAAATCATCCTCAGACGTAGTTAATTTAATTCGTCTCATATAAGTGTCTATTGTCGAGACTATTCCCGATACATGTCTGTCCTCGAATGGATCATGTAGGACTAAATCAATCCGCATACGCTCGTTTCGAGAATCTACTAAAGCACGTTCAATTAATTGCATTTCTTGTTCGTCAATAATCGGTTTAGAGTGTTTAGTTTTCTCCAGCTGCCGATCAATCCAAGCTTGCCGATGTTCAGGCATAATCATTCGTGATGATTCCATAATACCGTTACCTTCAAGTTTCTTTCCCATGCCGATCACCTCAGTAGTTATTTACTTAGGTATTATATACGAACATGTGTTCTTTTATCAATAACATTATTTGAAAATTATTTTGCTTTTGTGCGTAACATATGGATATATATACCTATTTCTGGTAGACTTTAAATGCTTAAATTATACTACAGGGGGATGTTATTGTTGAAAAAGGTAGGGTTTTTAATTAGTTTAGTATTTATTGTTGGCTTGTTGGCGGCATGTTCAAGTGGAGAATCTACAGTGAAGGTTGACGATGTAATTACGAAGTTTAAAGAGGCTGGCTTGGAAGCTGAAAATGCAACAGAAATTACAAAAGACGACATGGGAATGGGGCCAATGCGATTCGAAGAAGGCAAACGGATTCTCGTTCCATCTCTAGGTGAGGATAACGGTGGTCGCCTATTCGTATTTAAAGATAAATCAGATCTTGATGAACTAAAGAGTTATTATGATGAAATGGGTAAATCTTCAGCAATGTTGTTTTCACATACACATGCAAATGATCATGTTCTGATCCAGATGAACGGAGATATGGAACAAGCTGAGTTTGATAAATATGCTAAAGTAATTGACGAACTATAAACAAAAATAAGGCCCCTCGGCTTAAGCTGAGGGGCCTCTTTGTTACTTCAAACTGTTAATCAACCTACTTAATACAATCGCCATTTCTTCACGCGTGATCGGCGCTCCAGGACGTTTTCCGTCAAAGTAACCTGCATTCGTCATTTGCTCCCATATGTCCTTTGCCCATGGGCTTACTTTCTCAATATCTCTTTCAGCCACCTTCGCTACCTCCTTCTTTTTCAATCCGAAGTATTTCACCACACCAGCGACATGACCGTTTATAAGGGCTTCTATTACACTATAGTTACCAAGGCGATTAGCATCTGCGGCCACATCTATAAATAAATTCTCTGTCAACACTGCTGGCATTTTTGATTCACGGACCATGTGTAGGTTTTTCGTTTTCGTTTTGCGGTCAATAACGTTAAACTGATCTAGCTCATACATTATAGCGGTGTGTAGCGCCTCCTGGAGCTGTTTGGATTTCGCACTAGCGTTTGTATACCGGAACGTTTCAAAGCCACCAGAACCACCACCAGCGTTGCAGTGAATAGAAATAAGAGCGTCCGCGCCAGCTGCATTAGCTTTATCGGTACGCTCTTTGAGTTCTAGGAAAGTATCAGTGCTACGTGTTAAGGTTACTTGAATACCCTCATACTCGGATTCCAGTTTCTTTTTGATTCCTTCAGAGATAGTCAATGCAATATCTTTTTCCTTTAGGCCATAACCCACGGCTCCCGGATCTTTTCCACCGTGCTAATGACCAGGATCAATATAGATCCTGAACATATGGCACCACCTCCTTTCTTAAGCATTTTTATTCTGTTCAACGCCTTTTTGTGTTTGCTGTACAACCTGATTACCATAAACCGCAAATGCACCAACAAGAATACCTTGGATTAATGACTCAACCGACCATCCGAGCGTAAATCCTGTTAGAAGAATGGCTGCTGCTGAGACGATAAACACTATTGACCAGTTTGGAATGCTAGGTAGTTGTTTGACGGTGTATCCAATTACCCAGCATGCAACAAGTACCCCAATCAAAGCCGGGTCGATCAATTGAAAAATATAATCCATTGTAAATTCCATAATAGTTTATCCCCCTTATCCCACTGCTGCTAATTTAATACCGGCCCATACAGCCGCACACAATCCGCCAGTTGATGCTACAATAACCGCTGCGTAAAACGTACGCTTGAACCACTTTTGGGACTCTGCTTGCGCCGCCTGAGCTTCTAAAGCGGCAGTTGCTTTTCTCAGCGCTTCCTCTGCTGTAATCTTGGTTTGGTTAAATTCAATCTCCATGCCATCTAATTTAGTTTTTAATTGTTGAGCACAGTCCAATGCTTGTCTTGAAGTTTCTTTTACGTCATTTACAGTAGGCACAATAGCTCCGATGGGCTTTAACATTTCTTCAATTCTGGCAATCTGAATTTGCAGACTGACCAAGGTGTTTACATCTGACATTTCACTCACCCCTTCGTTTGGGCTCATATTCTCCTTCCCCCTATCTCTATATAAAATATGACCACTCCCATGGTGTCTACGCTACATAAAGATCACTCCTTTCCTGGATCTTCAAGTGCTTTATCTATGTCTTTACTTAGGGATTTGAGTATATCTACTTGCTGCTCTTTGCTGTATGAACTTAATACAACGTTTATAACGGCTCCGATTTCATGAACTGGATTACCAAGATCAATGGTGCACTCGATAAGTTTTCTGGCCTTCATGGTTTCACCCCCAATAAAAAAAGCCGCCCAATTGGACGACTCTGGTTTATTATTCTTCTAATGCTGCTATTGCTTCATTTACTAAACGAAGTTTTTCTGTGTAATCGACTTTTTGTTTTTCGAGTGTTGATACAATACCTTTTATGTTTTCTACATCAAGCCATGATTCTGGATTGGCAAGCATCTGGTTATACTCCGCTAGCTTAGAATCAATTCTTTGTAGATGCACAACTTCGAACAGTTCCTTAGTCGACAGCAACTTTTCTTCTGTCATGTAAGTATAAGGATTAGTGGTTGCTTCCGGTGTTTCTTCAGGCGTAGTAACCTCTGGCTCTGAAACTGGTTGGTCATTCTCCGTTTCAACAGTAATATCTATAGTTTTTTCAGTGTTATCCACGATAATCTCTCCTGTTCCTACTGCACTGACCAAAGATCGAACAGGCGCATATGATTTGCCTTCAGCGACAATAGCCGGGTCAGCGAGTTCTTTTCCATTCACTGTCACAGAATACTGTCCTGTGATTTTAGTACCGACTACACTCTTAATTTGATCCGCAAATGCACTGCCAAGCGGAAGTGCTAGAGCAATACCCAACAACATACCAGATGCCATATAAACAAATTTTTTCATCCTTAGTACCTCCGTGTATTATTTCCTTAATTATACAACGTATATCGGTCACTAAGGTTGCAGATTTTACGGCAATCTCGCAAATATTTCGTCAAGGGTCGCATCCAAATCAGTGTAATTTCGAGTGTTTATCCTTCCATAAAAGTAAGCTTCACCTTGGAATCTAATAGGACTAGCAGAATTATTGCTGCCTAAAAACAAATTCTCCGAAAATACAGACAATCCAGAATTAGAATAAGAGTTAACCTCCCCGGCATAACTACCAGACGAATCATAATACACAATGGCAGCTACTCCATTGTTAGATGCAGTGTTGATTCTGATCCGGTTTCTATTGTTGCTGTCGTAAGTTCTGAATCCGATAATACTATCCATTTCGATTCTTGGTCCAATTTCAGATGTTTTAATTGTACTACCTATGATGATGGAACCTGTAATAGTCCCCTTGAACTCAGCATTAATTGCAATCATCTTACCGTCTTCGCCAACTTCAAAATGAGTAGTGTTTTCATCGCCTATTTTGATGCTACCCCCGATGAATTGCCCAGCTCGTACAATGCCTGTGAAATTGTATTCTTGATTGATTGCATCAAAGTATAAGGAATCTGAATAACTGCCGTTGCCGTTTCCTTTTTGCATTCGGAATTCATTGGCATTGAAAATGGACTTTGCCAACTTATCGTATCGTTCTATAACAATACCTTCATCAGGGCCAATTTTTACGCCATACATCCATTTGTCTTTACCTACTGTCGTAGTCTGGATACGGTATATAGTATCTTGGATACCTTCAATATAGTTGGCTATAACCACTCTACTGTTGATCCGTTGCCTTGGTGAATAAGAGTATTCGATAATCCGCTGCTGCTCATCAATCTGCAGTTCCTCGTCAATGATATCGACCGTATCACCGAGTTCAAAGTATTCTAATCCTTCAAACTCGGGCAACGAGTTTAATTCCACTATATCAATCTCATATGCCGTTAAAACCTCTCCAGATTGAGCGTTAACGTCCTTTACGATCCCCTTAAGGTTTTTACCTAGCCTGAACTGTACGCCTCTGTCATAGCCCCTTCTGTTAAGGAGGTTGACCGTGTATTTATCAAATTGGAGCTCTGCACCGATCCGTGCAGCCAACTCCATCACAACGGCTCGGGCAGTAACTCCCTCTTTAAGATCCACACTGACATATCCGCTTGGTTGTACTGTGCCGATCGTAAAGTTTGTCCCCTCTAAAGCGCGTTGCAGCAGTTCTACAGGTGTCCCAGTATGAATAAAGCCTCCTTCAAACAATTTAAAGAGCAGATCGTAAGAGACCTGCTCACATTCTACTGCTATGACTACTTGACCGTTATCTGATCGGGTTCGGCGGTGTTTGATGATGTTGAAGTATTGATCTTCTACTTCCACTAGGTTAGCAGTGTCAATATATTGGCTTTTTTCATCATCCAAGTAGACGGAGAATTTAAATGTATAGGCTCCGTTAATTTGTTCGGTAATTTCATCACTTTGGTAATCATCTAGCACAGCCAGAGGTCTTTTTAATGCGTCTAAAATGGTTAACAAAAAGACCCCTCCTATCCAATCTTAGTCCATGTGTACGTGTCTGAAGCTGTTTTCTGACAAATATGAATTGAATCGGCTACTCCTGATGCACCTTGAACTCTGTAAATCTTCCCTCTGTTTTCTGCTGACGCTGGTGGTAAAGCAGGTATTCCTGAAAGATAGAAGCATCCATCACTTTCAAGATAGGACATCCATGCGGACATTGTGGAGTTAAGAACTCCGAACCGTTGACCTTGTACTGCCATTCCTCGGCCTGCCAGAATAGTTAACCCTGTACCCGCTGGGTTATCCGAGAGAGAGAACCTTCCTAATTGGAAATGTCCTTTATTGTTAGTTCCGCCCGGCAAGGTGAGGAGTGTGCCATTTTCAGAAATACCTTTATCAAATCGTGAATTCATAATGATTGGATATCCGGCTGTACTATCGTAGTATACGTTCGGAAGATTGCTGACCGTTTCATCGACGCAAGTTTCAAAAACAACGTTTCTTGTCTGGCCTTTAATAACACAAAACGTTGCGACCGCTCCTGTCTCACCCATTCCGATCGCAAAGGCTGAATGCATTGCAACCCCATTACAGTCCTCGAATCTAAATGCAGTTTGACCACCCTCGGCACCTGTTGCTTCGAATTTAACACTCCGACAGTTTTTGAGGTAATACGCATCCTCTTGACCGTTAATACTATCGCAAGCTGTGTTAACAAAGGAAATGTAAACTTGATCATCGAGGTGAAATCCTTGTCTAAGGTTAGCAGTAGCCCAGCAGTTCATAAATGTAATACTAGTTCCAGCTTGATACATGTAGAACCCGTATTCCCCTTGGAACGTTCGAACATTTTCCAAGTATGAGACGATAAGGTTCCGGCCCTTAATACCAATACCATATTCATGGGCAAGAACCACGACAACATTGACAATTCTCGTAAACCTCATGCCACCACCAGTAGGGCTATCCAAATCTATACCAGCAATGAAATTTGAAGTGACATTTGTACACCTTACAACTAAGTCCTCGATAGATACGTTGTAACTAGTGACCTTAATGCCAGTTGTTACAGTGTTAGCAAACTCGATAATGGAAACTTTCTCATTTCCGCCTTCGATTTCGTACACTTTGTTGTCTGATTTAATTTTGATTGGCTTACTTACCGTAAATGTCTGAGACAAAAAGTATTTAACCGATGGGATCGGCAAATGCAAAACTCCTCCAGCTGGACAAGCATTATAGGCATTAACGAAAGCTTGATAATCGTCTGTACCGTCTCCCTTAGCTCCGTAATCCATAACGTTGACCACGTAGGGCTCTTTCTTTATTCTGTCGTCCATTTCCACATCCATTGCATCAAGACGGCCGCCTAATACCGGATAACCATCACGAGCATCTACGATTTCTGTGTTATCGTCACCAGATTGAGATACAATTTCCGTAATACGGCTATCTATTTTATCAATAGCTTCTTTAACGTTTTCTGCTGTAGCAACTTCGCCACTATAAGTAATATTTTCAGCTGCATGCGCTTCATTCGAAGCGATATGGCCTTCAAGCTGTTCGTTTATGTTTTCGAAGTTTCGATTTATCTTTGGATTGCTATCCCTTAGCTTCTCATTTAAAGGTATGTTCTGAATTTCAGCCAATTTGATTACCTCCTTTATGCTGGATACTTCGCTTGGAAGACCACGTCAATTGATATATTTAAGTTAGTTCCGCCAACGATCAGATCTGACGTACCAGGTGGCAACTTACCAAACTTGGCATTTGAGTTTTGCAGAACATTTTGATTTCCTGATTTAGCGGTTTTTCGTTTGTAATTGATTTCTAACATACCGTTTAAAGGTGTATTGTATCTGAATTCAACTCCACCAACTGTTAATGAAAGTGTGTTGAAACTGCCGGCCACAACAATTAGAGGTTCAACATTAAGCCTTCCAAAGTTATTGATTTGCACTGTACCAGCTCTAGTGAAGTCGAAAGTGTATGCATCACCCCATGCGAAGTCATCTTCCCATGTGTAATCTGTGTCCCAGGTCAACAATGAACCGGTATCCGTCAGACTATAGGCAAACGGATCAAATGCAGTAAACGGTAATGTAAATGTTCCTAGTCCGGATATGCGGTCAATATTTAAACTCCCTACGTATCTAACCGAGTATTTACGATCCGGTTGGTTAGAGAAGACGATATCCATTGTTCTTGGCCTACCGTCTCCATCCAACAAAAAAGCAGCTAACGCGGAAACACGCTGCTGCAGTTCGATATGATTTCTTGTTATAAAAGCACATTCCAGTTCAAACGATTTGGGTCCCATTGTTGCCCCAAAGTCATACGCTCCGTGCATACCCGGGACTGTTACCGTATTATCCACCGTAGAGGATAGGATAGGCCGCTGAGAGTTTCTAAACGTGCCTAAGCCTAATTCAACAGGGGATATTCCGTCTATGGTTAAAACAGCGCCTAAGCTCATCTAGTTGCACCTCCCCATCCTCTTGCAACTCCATTAGATACACTTGCGATTTCTTGACCGATCTTCTTAATGTCATTGTCAGTGCGGATGACAAATGTAGCACCGTTAAACATTCCGGCTAAATTATTATTAACCGTTGTGCCGCTTCCACCAGAACCGCCCATTGAACCAACATCAGGCAGTGCAGCTCTCGACATATCATTTGCTGCTGATCGTACTGCCTTGATTGTGTTATCAATACCTTGTACGAATCCATCCCCGGCAAATTCCCCTAATTGTCTCATTACCCGGCTTGGGGAATGTATGTCTAATGCATCCCTTATGCCGTCTGTGATACTGTTAGCTACGTTTTTAATTGCGTCACCTACAGCATTAATCTTACTTTTGATACCGTCAACAATGCCGTCTATGATGTTTTTACCTATACTAAGCATTTGGGATGGGAGATTCTTAAGCCAGTCTATTGCATCGGTCATCCCTTTAACAATCGCATCTTTAACCTTGCCCACTGTCGTTGTGACCGAATCACGCATCCGAGTGAACATATCTGATCCGATATTGTAAAGTTTAGATGGAAGTTCACGGAACCAGTCTAATATGCTGTTCCACGTCTTTTTAATCCAATCCGATGTGGCGGTGATAACGGTATTGGTGACTTTTTTCATTCCTTCCCATGCTGATGAGACAACTTTAGTAATGGCATCTAATGTACCTGAGAAGACTTGTTTAATACCATCCCATATTGTAGCTAAGGATTTCTTTATGTTTTCCCATATCGCTTTAGCGTCCTTGGATAAACTTTCGAAATCACCTGTTACCAAGTCGATGATTAATAGTAATGCTCCACCGAATATATTCTTGATTAGATCCCAGACACCACTGAAATAGGTCTTTAACCCTTCCATAATCGGTTTGATAACGTTGGTTACAGCATCAAATGAGGTTTTGGCCAGGTTCTTAATGGTGTCCCACGTCTTTTTAAGGAAAGAGGAAATGTTTTTCCACACTGTAGAGATGAATTCGGATATTCCATTGAACACATTAGTAACTGTACTAGTGATACCTTCCCACGCTGATGAAAGAGCTGATGTTAATGTCTCCCATGCTGCCGATGTTCCCTGGCTGATCTTATCCCACAACTGAACAAAGAACGCTGATATGGGCTCCCAGTACTGATAAACCAATAACGCCGCTGCACTTATTGCTGCAACAGCTATAGCAATGGGACCAGCAAGACCAGCGAATGCAGGTGCTATCAACTTAATACCGGCTGCTATTTGAGGAAGATACCCTATTAACAATAGTAAAGGCCCTGCAATCAACCCTAAAGCAGCACCAACAGCTCCAGCAATTGCGATAAAAGTTTGCATAGTCGGTGACAGGCCATTGAACCAGTTAGCCAATCCGCCTAATGCTTCGGCCAACGCTTTGATTATTGGTGTTAAAGCAGTACCGATTGTAATCATCAGCGTTTCAAAGGCTCCCGACATTTCGTCAAGGGCTCCCTTGAGGTTGTCTTTCATTTTCGCTGCTGCTTCTGCAGATGCACCGCCTGAATCTTCGAGAGATTTAGTAAACTTGTTTATTTCCTCTGGTCCAGCTGCCATGAGTGAAAGCATGCCTGAAACAGCCTCAGTACCTACTAAAGCAGAAAGGGTTGCCGCTTTTTGAGTGTCGGTATAACCGTCCATGGATGAATCCAGGTTACGTACTAGCTGTTCCAAACCAACGAAGTTGCCTTCAAGATCCGTAATCTCCACACCCATGGTATTCATTAACTTGCTATTTTCTTCGGATGGATCCAAGAGACTAAGCAATGCAGATCGTAAAGTTGTACCGGCCTGTTCACCTTGCATACCAGCATTAGTCATAATACCAATACCGGCTGCCAACTCTTCAAGCGATACACCTAACGCTGCCGCTGGTGGTCCTGCATATTTCAAGGCGTACTGCATGTCAGTTATATCCGCAGCTGAAACGTTAGCTGTCTTAGCAAGGATATCCGCTACCTTAGTAGCTTCTGAAGCTTCCTTACCGAATATATTAAGCGTGGATGCCATGACTTCGGCTGTTTGTGCCATGTCTGCCCCGGACGCTTCTGCTGCCGAGATCACACCAGGCATTGCGCCTAAGATTTCATCCACTGTAAAACCAAGTGCAGCAAGTTCTTCTTGACCTTTAGTAACTTCACTGGCGCTTTTTGATGTACTGGCACCTAAATCTAGCGCCGATTGCCTTAGAGACTCTAGTTGGTCGCCTGTAGCGTCTGAGATAGCTCCTACACGGCTTAGTTGAGCTTCGAATTCAGCAGACACTCCGATAGCTGAACCAAGCCCAGCGGCTAATCCTGCGCCTGCTGCTGTTAGACCTGCTCCGAGTGTTTTGGCCTGATCAAAGGCGTTACCCATTGCCTGTTTAGCTTGATCAAACGATTCTTGATACTCTCTGCCTAATTTAGATACTGTCTCACCCTGATCTTTGAGGGCTTTTGTAGTTTGATCTAAACGTCCATCCAAGGACTTCAACTGAGATTCCGCACCGGCTATCTCTCGTTGAAACGCTCTATATTGACCGTCCGATATTTCCCCTCGTTCAAACTGCTGATTAACCTGCTCCTGTACTTCTCGTAATTGATCGAGTTTGGAAGCAGTATTTATAATTGACTTCTGTAAAAGAAGTTGTTTCTGTGCGAGTAACTCTGTATTGCCAGGATCAAACTTAAGGAGCTTTTCAACTTTTCCTAGTTCCATTTGTATATCGCGACTTTTCTTATTTACATCAGATAGGGCTTTTGATAGTGCCGTAGTATCCGATCCAATGACAACGTTTAATCCTTTTATTGTTTCAGCCATCTATTCACCCCCTATCTGAAGAAAGCATCAATATCTTCTTGTGTGGCTTCTACTTTTTCATCTTCATCTGAGTTTGAGTAAGATTTGGAAAGATCAATTAAATCGCAAACTCTCATTTCGTTTATTTCCAAGTAACTCAGGCCCATCTTTTTACCTAATGCAAGAAGACTGGTGTCATACCTTTGGGGCTTAGTTCGCTTTGGAGATTGCCCCTTTGACTCCGGAACGAAAAAAGCCCTCAGTTGCTTCCTCCACTGCTCCAACAAGTAAAGTCGGATCAGCTAAATCAATTGACTCAAAGGTGCTCAACCACTTCTCGAAGGAATCAAATGGTTTACCAAAAGAATCTGCCTTAGCCATTGCCCACACCATTTGCAGAATCGCAAGCATATCCAGTTTCGTAGGATCATCAGCAATAGAGGACAATTTTGTTAGATCGCCCATAAGATCTGATTTGAATTCTTGTTTGTAGTAAAGAAGAGCCAGGGGAGTAGCCCTGACTCTTACGATTTGATCTCCAATATTAAGTTCTCTCATGATTATGCGCCCTCCGGTGTTGTGCTAAAGGTCGGAAGGTAAACGGAGTTGAAGAAAGAATTGAACACCGTTGCATTCGTATCATTCAATTCAATATCGCCTTTGACAATCATCTCGTCATCAATTTCAATTGGTGAAATAGTTAAGTTCACGACATCTGTATTGACTTCTGTCGATTCGCCTTTAGTAGTAAGTTCTTTTGCCGGTCTAGTTGCTGAACACTTGTAATAAACAAACCGACGGTTACGCTGATCTCCAGCAACTTGTCCAAGCAAAGCGAATTGTTCACCTACTCCGTCCGCCACCTCAACAATCATTCCGTTAGTATCTCTTTTCCATCCCAACATGCGGATCTTAAGATCATCTGGAAGTAATGCAATTTCCAATTCTGCTGTATATCCGTTATTTGTATCAACAGCGTAATAAGTAGTATCGTCTGCATAAAAAGGTGTTGTTTCCCCCACTACCTCGGGTGTAAAACGAACCGCACCAGGTAACGGGATTGGTGTTTCCCATGCTGGTTGCTCCGTAGCTTCAGCATCCATGAATGCGACGTGGACATTTCTAAACCCGAACACAACTTTGTTTGGCATGATATTAGCCTCCTATTAATTGAACTTCATATATGATTTGAAATAACTTTTCATCTTCGATCCATGTTTCTGTTTTGGAATATGGCATCTGTAATTCCTTGAGCTTGTCCTGCACCAACTTTTCAGCAGCAAGATCCTTTTTAGTGGCATATAACTCTACTTGAAAGTTACCAATATCCAAATAATTTTGGTTGTCTGCCATCATGTCAGATGAATAAGCGTAGTGATAAGTAATAAACGGCGCTTGTACTGGACTTTGGAACGCCAAATAAGCCACTGGCATGCCTAGTGACTTTAGAGCGGTAAATAATTCAGCTTGATTCATAATTATCCTCCGTTGCGGATAATGGTTTTTATCCTGTCTGGGAGACCATCGACATTCTTTACATATGCTGGCCTAATATGAGGTTTGCCAGCTACCCTACCGCCGCCAACTTTAGCGTGACCGTATTCGAGTAGGTGACCAAGGTAAGGTTCCTTTTGGTTCCATAGAGTACGTCTAATTGTTCCGGAAAAGTTTTCTCGGGTAATTTTAAACCCACTTTTATACCTACCGGAATCAACAGGCGCTGCAGCTCTTGTATCTCTCAGGAATGCGTTAGCAGTTCGGTTTACCTCTTTTTCAATGGCTGCTGTAACATCCTCAGTATAGTCTCTAACCGCTGATACAATCTCATTCGTTAGATCGTTGATGGAAATGCTCATGTCACAGCCTCCCCTCAGCGATAATGGTATAAGTTTTGTTCAACTCATCATCGTTAATGGGCGCTCCCTGGACATCGTACCGTATGCCTTTGTACTCAATTTCAAACTTGGATGTCTCCCGGTTAAAGATCTCTTCAAGGGATTTGGAATACCTCACCACAAAGCGCACTGTGTTAACCGAGTTGGTTTGTGCAGCGGCAAAGTATTCACTCCCCTTGGTTGTCTTGACCATAGACCATAGGGTTACGATCTCCTCAAACGATTCGACCTCATTGCCGATTTCGTCTTGAATGACAACTGGTCCCCACAAGGTAATGCGCTTATTGAACCTGCCTGAGTGATTATTAGGGTTGTATTTGTACGGTTGCATCAGCATCACCCTCTACCTCAATGGACTCAAGCGCTTTTCTTAGGCTCAGCGTGTTAATTCGGGATAGGAAGTTTGTATCGAAGTATTCAAGAGCATCGTTATATACATAGCGAGAACGCTCAAATACAAGCTCTTTGAACCCTTCGTGTGTTAGAATGTCATATTCACCGCAAACATCTCTTAATTCGCCGTGAGAGGCTTTTAGAATCCGCAGAAGGTTATCGTCTTCCCCATCATCCAAGTGCATACGATCCTTAAACTCTTGAAGGATTACAGGAGTAATGTCAGCCATCTATATCACTCCTTCAAAGCTTTTTCTGCTTCGATTGCTTCTTCCTTCCCTTTCACTTTCTCACCATTAGAGAGTTCAAAGGTTCCTCCACCAACATGCTTAGGGAATTTATCGGCACTTTCATTTTCCTGAACATCAGCCAAATATACCTTTTCATATTTCGGATGGATTTCGGATAGATAACGAACACGCTCCTCATCAGCAGAGTATCCTTCAGCTGGGTAGGTATCACCAGGTTGATAGATATGATCGTCATGTTCTTTTGCCTTAAACCGATTAACTACTTTCGCTTTCATGTTATCCCCTCCTAAAAGAAGTAAGAGACCCCGATTAAGGAGTCTCTACAGTTTCAGCGCCGAATTGAATGTCCAGGTCATATACGAGCGCTGTTTTATTGTCTTTTGGCTTACCGTTTGCGAATTGTTTGATTGTATAAAGCATAGCGTCTTCCATAGCCAACGTTTGATCAAACTTGTTGAGTTTGTATCCGCCAGCGATAACCGCAAGATACTCACCTTGGACAAAGAACAGCGCCTTACCTACTGGTATTTCTTCTGATTCAACTGTTCGGATGTTGTAAGGGAGTGCAGTTACCCATTGTCCGTTAGATGTTTGGATCGTGTTGCGGAATTGAACGCTGATTGCATCGACAGGATTCACAACCATTACGATTTTATTGAGAACCTTACGTGTATTCCCAGCTGCGTCAGTGGACAGTGCTTTCACTACATCATGCAGTTCACCGGCAACAACTTCACCCATGAGGGATGGAGCGAAAGTCAATGTACCAGACGATGTTTTGTCTGTAACAGCACCGGTATCCGGATTTACGTCTTTCATTAAGCCAGTTGGTTCGTTTTGATTTGGCCCGCGTCCGTTTACCAATCCATACTCCAAACCGACTGAGTAGCTTTCGACTAGAAGCGTACGAACATAACGTTCAACCCATTCTGGTCCAAGCTCAAGCATGTCTTTTGGAATCACAGCGAATGCAGTGAGTTTCAGTTGAGTGATTTGTTCTTCATGGAACGCTGCTGCTACTTGACCTTGGATACCGCCAAACAATTTACCCCAGGCATAAGCTTTCGTAGGATCCGAGTAAATGTAACGAGTTACCGCACCCAGGTCCTGTAGACCAATAGCATCAAGCAGCGGATGGGCTGTAACCAAATCCTCGAATACACGCTCCTGAGTAGTTACTGGCAAGATGGAATCCTCTGCAAAACCGCCGCTGATAATTACTTCGTTGAAAAATTGACGTTCCTTAGAAGTGAGTACGTTTTGACCGCGTGCAGCAAGGATTGAACTATCGTTGTTTTCGTTGCGCACCTGAGTTTTGATATTCTCAGTAAGATCAGCAGCAAGAGCGTTCTGCATTTCATCCCATGCGACTGATTGCTTTTCAGCATCAGCACCTTCTTTTACAAGATTCATGTATGCCGTTTTCTTTGCTTCGTAATTTTCCATTTTTCCGTTCAATTTCATAGTCATATTCAATGACCTCCCTTTTAATTAAAAAAGAACCGTGGGCCTGCTGTAGCAGCTGGCTTCGATTCCTTTTGAGATTGATTTAATTTATTTGTGACCTGTTCGACAATATAGTCTAATTGTTCTTCAGAGATAGTATTGGTTGTCTTCCCCATGCTGATCAATTCGCGCGCCTTATCAACGGCGTTTTGTGGCAGCATCATTGAATCCAAACTTGCAACAAACTGCACCTTTTCATCGAATAACATCCCATCCGCAAAACCTTGATTTACAGCTTCTTTGGCGTTAAGCCACGTTTCATTGTCCATCATCTGAAGAATTTCTTCTTCTGACTTCCCTGTTTTCATGGTGTAAGCATTAGCGATGGCTTTGTTATAATTCTTGAGTACATCTGCTGTTTTCGTATGCGCTCTATAATCCCCTTCATTTCCTCCTGATACATTATGGATCATCAGTTGAGCTGTTGGTGCAATTAGAGTTTTACCGCCATTGTTGCTTCCCATTGCAATGATTGAAGCTGCACTACCAGCTAAGGAGAACGTTTTGGTTGTTACTTGTCCATCGTATTCCTTTAAGCGTGAGTAAATTTCACTTCCTGCATCAACGTGTCCACCACCTGAATTAATGATGATTTCAACTGGAGAACCATCGGTAGGAAGTTGAGAAATTACATCTTTTGGTGAAGTACATTCGTATCCGTAGAACTCGTAAACATCCTTATAATCGTTGAGGACGATAACGCCCTTAATTTCGATCTTTGTCATTGTTCATTCTCACCCCCTTCCGTACCGGAAGTAGATTCATAATTCTTTGTGCGAACATATTCATCAAGTGCCGGGTTGTCCACTGGTTCATCTCCTAACTTTATCCGGATTTCATTGCCGTTATATGCACCACTTGCAATCAGTTTATCTATTGCATCAGCAACTTCAAGAGGATTAATCTCCGTAACTCCACGCACTTCAATTTTGGTTCCATTGATGTATTCCGTTTTCGAAACGATCTTGGCATTGAGTTCATCTTTAATCTTCTTGACGAATGGGCTGATACAGAATTTGATATACGCCTCTAGCGCTGTATCGTACTCTGCCATGTCGCCATGTACCAAGGAAATCGGAATGCCTAAGATGTTAGCAACATCGTTGGTCAGATCCTTCTTCAGCTTTGTCAGCTCGTCTACGGACTTGCCATTGTTCGAACCGTCATTGACTTCGTTGTAATCAAACCCTTTAAGCTTCGGCACAATCGCTATAGGGCTCTTACGGAATGCATTAAACAACTTGTCAATGAAAGCCTGTAGCTTGGTCTGTGTGGCTTCGTCAAGCGCTTGTGTAGCCTCCACGCTCACGGTTCCCCTGATCTGATTGCTTTGCTTTGAAGACTCCATCATTCTGGAGAACAACTCTCCGTAATCTTCAAACATACCTTCCATAAACTTCGTTAATTTCTCGTTATTGTATGTCAGGTAAAAGACTTCATCCATGCGAAAAACCCGTCTAAAGGTATAGTCCTTGACGGTTACATCCCTGAATGTATCAGGGTACACAGCGTATTCATCACGTGAGAAACTGTCTGCAATTAACAGATCGTTGTTGTCAGACAGAATAACTAATATTTCATTCTCGTAAATTAATTTAGAAACAAACCTTTGCCAAAAGTCAGCAGCTGATTGATCCGTGTTCGGCCTTACGTTCAATAAGTAATTCCAATCACTTGCCCAGCTGTCAGTTCGCTTCTTCCCATCCTTCACAATTCGGAAGTCACATTGACTAATGGTCCTGGCAATGAAATTGATATTTGTTTCTAGTGCTATCTTTTTTAAGTATGCCCGGTGACTTGTGTCATAAGGGATATCTAAATCAAACATGCTTTCAAGTTCTTTGTTACGCCGAAGTATCGTATCCAAGAATCCCATTTACACTCTCACCCCCTCCCTTGAAGTTAAAAGTTTAAGCTCTCTAGCAAGCTCAATGACTGCATGATGTCCGTTTCATCCTCTAGTATGTTATCTGCTTGCCACAAGGCGTGTATAAAGGCGTGGAAGCCGTCTGTTTTCCTTCTGACTTCATCCTTTTTCAAGTACTCTTTATTTCCGTCTTTCTTTATGTGAACATACACGTTATTGGTATACCAACGCATAAGAGGGTTATCATCAAAAATGATTTGGTGATTAGCAAACATCGTTTCAACTCTAGGCGCTAATAGCGAATGAATCGCTTTAGGATTCCGTATATACAACAGCGTGAACCCTTCGGCCTCCAATGCTGTTTTTACTAAATCCAATCGAAATGTATCGGCCACTATTGTGCTAACGCCGTATACTTTACGCATTTCAACAAACCAGTTGACGATATGCTGAATGTTTATGACCGGCTCATCGACTATGGTAAGTAGCTTTTGCGCTTCCCATTGTCTGATCGGTGCTTTTAGTTTCACCGCGTCCAAGAAACCTTTACGCACAAAGGAATGGCTTTTCCAAACGTAGTTCTCACCGACTTTGAAAAGTAATCCGACAGCAGCAAAGTCTTTTATGCTAGCGAAGTCCAAACCTCCGACTGCAGTTCGATGTTTCAGCTCAGGGAACGGTCTGTTCGTTGCTATAATGTCATCCCAACTGGCAATTGTTTTGTTTAGATCCACTTCAGGATAATTCATACGCTTGGTCATAAACTCTTCACGGTTGGAAGGGTTGTTGACCAGCTGCTTATACTGAGTGAGAACCTTTTTAAATAATCCTTTTGCATAGAAACTTCTAGGCTCGCTAAACATCGGATTCGACTTCTCCCACGTGCTCGGATCATCTATTTCTTTCGGGTCATCTATTTTACATATCCAAGGGAATAAAGGATCATCCAACTCTTTTCCCTCAAGGATGTTCAATGCACGTTCTTTTGTTTTATCCAGGAATCCTTCACGAACAAAACCATCTGTTCCAATAAAAAATTCCCTAGCGTTTGGGACTTTACCAAGTCCGCTAGAGAATACGTTTACTGTATCTGAATTTTCATATTGATGAATCTCATCATAGATGACTGCCCCGTCCCGTAGTCCATCCTTGGTACTTGCATTCGACGTATGGAACTGGAGAGTACTCCGGGTGTCTGTTCCTGTTATTTCAAGCTTCGTCCTGTAAAACATATCTTCCAATACTTCATGAGAACCAATGGCATCGTATATTTCCATGAATGATGTCTTGGCCTGTTTCTCACTGTTCGCCACAATTGAAATATTGTACTTCGGTATTCCATGCAACGGACTAATGAAGAAATGGCTCAATGCAGATATAAGACCGTTTTTACCAGCTCCACGCGCCATCAACCACAAGAATTGTTCATAGAAGACTGAATCATCAGCCTTGTAAAATAAAAACACGAATGCAGCAAGAAACTTTTGAAATGGTTGTAAAGGAAAATACCATTTCTCAGCAAACTTGATGAAGTTCTCGATCATTACATCATCGAAGTATAAGTCATCTCTATTCAGTACACGTTTTTCCAAATGCTCGATCAGCATAATGCGCTCTTTATTCAGCTTAATTTCACCGGATTTGTACTGACGAATGTATTCATCAACGTGCTTATTGGAGATCATATCAATTCATTTGATGAGCGCTTTTTCTTCGATCCATCATCCTGTTCCACCGGCGAAGCTTTCAATCCAAGGGCATCTAGAATCTTAATCATTCGATCATTCGTCTTATGCAGATCACCAATGGAAGGATTCGATTTTGGACCATGCATACCAGAAACCTGAATGCCGTTTCTTTTGATATCATCAATGAGCTTGCACTTCAAATCCCACAGCGAAAGATAATCCTGCAATAAATCTTCGAAATGATGACCAGTTACTTTATTATCTTTTAATTGAGCTGACAAGTCCGTTTCTATCATACTTCTTAAGGCATCACGGTTAGTTTCGGCCATTAAATTTCCTCCTTCCATTTTACATTTAATCCCAATAAACTATATCGCGCGTATTTTGCTTTGAATCTGGGAAATCGACTCCCCCTCCCGGTCCCCAATGGTAAGAGTTAGCCCAAACCTTTTGACCCGGGGGGTGTCTTGAAAGCAACGATACTTTCTATTCGCTTACTTGATGACAATGCTATTGTGATGATGCCGTTATACTCTGATATAACATTCAGTTTCCATACTATCTGAGATGGTTTCATCTACTCACCACATCTCCATAATGTTAGGCACATCCTTGCCAGTCAGTTCCTTCAAAGACTTAGCATATGATGTGTTGATTTCATCTACCATTTCTTTACGTGTTATCCTCTCTGGTTGCTTAACACCTGTTTCTTTCCTGATAGTGCTGAGTTTATTGTTGGTTGGCAATTCACACACAGGACATTTCAATCCATCTCGTACCTTGTGTGAAGTCTCTTGCCATCCACATGAACGGTCAATGCAATACCATGTTGTCCGTTTCATCTTCACTAACCTCACCACCTCTCATCTTCCCACTTGTTCTCTTTCACCCCAAAGTCTCTACCATGTTCCTTGTTGTGACAGTCTACACACACTGTCTCTAGGTTATCTATATCCAGTGCTAAGTCTGGATGATGTTCTAACTCCTTCAAATGATGGACTACCAACTGTATCTTCTTACGCTTCGCACTCTCGCTATACTCATTGGTGTCTATGGTGACTAAGCCTTTGCGTTTGCACTCTTGGCATTCATAGTTGTCTCTTTTGAGTACTTCTAGTCTGATGTGCTTCCAGTCTTTGCTCGTGTAGAATTTACGTTTCTGTTCGAGCGTCTTATATTCTTTCATTTCTCCTCGAAATTAATGGAATTTTTTGCTTAATGTGTATATAATCTGTTGTATACAATCTGTATCGAAAGGAGTAGCTCATGAGTACTATCAGTAGCAAGACAGTTAGAAACACCCCTATCTTCAAACCTACAATTTACGAAAAAAAGTACGCCTTTGAAACTAAAGTACATAAGTTTGATTTAGTAATTCTAGGTTTGGTGCTGTTCAATTTATTCTTTTTACGTTATGTCAAAGTGGTGTATGAGTTATGGTACTTAGTTGATTTTTTCATCATTCTCTACACTGCAACCATGTTAGCGAAATCTAAGTTCAAAGTAACCATCGGACTTTACGTAGCAGCCGTTTTTTCCGTAACAATACTGATGTTAAACTTAGGTCAGTTTGGATACGTCAGGACTTTTGTAGATAATGTTCTGATGGCTTATACACCAGCAACCCTCATCGTATTTTTGATTTACATGAGAAAAAGATATTCATTTGATGCTCTTCATGAGTTGGCTAACACCATTCGTAAAGTGCTTAATATCTATTTCTTCATCAACACGCCGATCGTATATGTTCAGGCCATTACAGGAACATTTCTTATGGGCAGATTTATCGCAGTGAACCCTCTTGTCTTTGACCATATGACCGGTTTTATTGGTCTGAGTGGTGTGAGCGTGCTCAACTTTTTGTGGATCGCCACCCTTCTCTTTAACCTTTATCACTTAACAACTCATAAGAGCAAAATCACTTTGCTGATATTAGTTGCACAATTTTTATTAATGTTTCAGATGTCCATTTTGAACGATAACAAGATGTTTGCATTAACAGTAATACCGTTCATAGTTACCTTCTTTATGATCGGCCTTAACAGGCACGGCATCACGATCAAATCAATATTTAAAATACTTTTAATTGCAGGATTTGCCTTGTTACTTTACTCGGCAACTTCTTCGTTAGACGATGAAACTGGAGAAGTGCAAGATACAAACAGTTTGGTTGAAGAGTTCTTTACAAATAAACCAACCGTGCATAACGAGAGAGCATACCTTAACTATCTGGCTTTTAATAAATATAATGCCGATGGTCTTGTGATTGGATTAAGCAATGTTATGCTGCACAACCAAAACATTCATAAGCACTTAGGTGTTAATAGTGCATCTCTCCTTATGATTCAAGGAGGTCTCGTTTATTTCTTGTCTGTTTGTCTCTTATACACAGCGCTAGTAATGAGATTGTTCAACGAAAGAAACTTTATGAAGAAGCTCATGTTGTTCTTGGTAACTTTCGGAACGATGCTCGTTACATCTTTTGCAACTCAATTATTCCGTGATCATTATTTGTTTATTTGCATGATGTTGATTTACTTAGTTTTATATTTGCATAGTAAAAAGGGAGCTCCGGAAGAAGCACCCATGTACCACAATCCTAAAAATCCTTAAACAAACTAAACACCAATGGACTACGCTGCAGTATGATCGTAGACTCCGTTGGTGTTTCTGTTTGTGCCGAAGATTTGTTGTTTATTCTCTATACCATAATCAACAGTCGGTCCAGCGTTGTTCCTCGATGTGTTCCCAGCAATATCATTATTAATTGTGGTTGACCCTACAATCGCAATTCCAAATCTTTGTTGATCTCCATCTACAGTATTGTTCATGATTTTTGCATAAACTGTACCACCGCCTATTGAAATTCCCGAATACTGATTGTAACCTCTAAGGCTGTTATTAAACGATTCATTGCCAATGATATGACAGTAATATGCTGCTTCAAGATAGATTCCATGTTGGTAACAGAATGACACTTGGTTCTCTACAAATTTCGTTCTGTCAATACTAACAGTGGTACCATCTATAGACACTGGCGTTCCATGAATACCTGATCCAGCTGCGTTATAGACCTCATTTCGTGAAACTGATCCATATCGGAATGCTTGTACTTGTATGCCATGATTACCACACCCATCTATTTCATTTTCTTCAATGCGGCAGTAGCGTAGGTTCTGTATTCCCTTAATAGCTGTCCAGAAGTTATTGATTAGTTGGTTTTTCCTCACTTTAACCCTAACCATTCTAAAGTTAGCGCTGGAGTACATGTGTATTGCTGGAGCAAAAGTTCCCGTTACGTACTCCCATTCCACAGTGCCGTCCACTACAGATCCGTTCACATGAGACGGACTCACGGGTGAAGATAGAATTGGCGCGGTTGTGCCAGCTGTCTTAGCTTTGTAGAATCTTCCGTTAGCAGCAATTACATCATCTTTCTGATAGGTAGTTTCTGCTTCCCAATATTTGTACTCTCTACCTAAGATGTCTCCACATTCTTCTACAGTATTATGGTATACATCTACGTAACTACTCTTGTTTATGTCTATCCCTGAGTAAGCACATTTTCTGACTACATTATCAGCTATCCTCAGTCCTCGACCTTTGTCTGAGTTATCAGTCACTATTCCAAACCTACATTTTTCAACATAGTTTCTTGCGATATACCCATTCAACGGATCTCTCTGATAGTAGTTATCTTCATTTATTCCGTTTCTGCACTGACGTACATCATTGTCTGTAATTGAGTAAGATTCGCAACCATATGTGGCCCATATACCAGCCACTCCGTTTCTTTCAGAGGTATTACCATCTCCACCACAATTAAGGACCGTGACTTTTGATATTTTGAATCCCTTTCCGCGAGCCATAACAATTCCGCTTCCAGAACCTTTAGCGTTTGGATCATCTTTTCTATTTATGGGCTGTAATCCGTATCCATTGCCTACAATTTTAAGATTAGATATCCTCACGCCTTCAGTATTGTTGGAATAAAAAACATTGTTGAAAGGCAATACGCTTCGAACTACACTTTCGTCACCATTTCCGTATATGTTCATTTTTGTATGAATGATGACATCATCGAATAAATTGAATTGACCAGGTGGAACTACTACCTTCTTGTTGCCCTTGAAAGAGTCATTTATTGCATTTACAAATGAATCAGTATCATCGTGGTGTATAACTGCATTGTTCAAATTAACTTTCAAAGCGTCTTTTAGTTGAATGCCCTCATTATTAGTACTAGTTACTTCACTCCTAAATACCCCTCTACTCGGAGTTAGAGGAACAGTTTGTGCAATCGTTATAGGTGGAGTTCTCGGTATAGCTCCTGTATCGTACCAAGTCGACAATCCCGTCACCGCAAGATACTTCATCTCAGTTCCTGAACGTCCATATATCACATACCCTACCGCACCAGGCACTGGTTCCCACGATAATCTGTTAAAGTTAGCAGATGATAAGAATGCATTGCCTGTTGAAATAGAAAAAAGAGGACCTACTGCTGATTGGCCCCCTTTCTCGTCAATTACTGATATTCTATATTGATAATTTGTGTTTCCAGTTACTCCACCTGTAGATAAGTTGATTTGAGGTGGAGTTAACGTACAGACATTACCAGCTTTAAATACGCAAACACCATTACCCACATCAAAATCATGGTCAATCAATTTCACATGAGTTTCTCCAGAATTAATATCGCTGAGAAACTCAAGATCCGATCCGCTTGCACCATACTCATATACATCATATTCTTTACGATCTATTTTGGTGTTTAGAGCAACCTCAGCTTCTTCTGATCTTAATAGCGCAGTCTTCGCTTCGCGATCAATAATACCAAGGTTTCTATACTTTTTCTTTTTCATGACCACCTCTCCTATATCTCTAAAATTAAAAAAGCACCCAATCCTGTGTTATAGACTGGATGCGTACCGTTTTGGATGCTTTTGTATTTTTATAGCTTATTATCTTCTTCCAGATGAGAGTCTGCTCAAATAATGCCCGATTTGTTGCACCATTTCCTTGGTTTCTTCAATTTCATTAGCTAATTTCTTATTTTTATCCTCAATTAGCATTTTGATCTCGTTATGTTCACTCCCATTGTGCATATAATCCACTACACCAACTACGCCGCCGCATTTAGAACACTGGATAAAATGGAATTTGAACCTTGAACCAGTCGGTGAAGCTTCTTTCAATTCGAAACTTGCGCCCCCACAACTAACACACTTAGAAACTGCCATTTTCTCACCCCCTGTATGGTACTTTCGACATACAGGACTATTTTCCTTTATTATCCGGCATTATTTACGCTGCCGGTGCGCTCTCGATCCACTTTTTATACCGCTGAGATCACGGATAAGGAGTGTTTATGCAAAAGTGGAGTAACAAACAAAAAAGGTCATGAAGCAAATTTTATCTTTTCCCTCTTGGAATCGAACCAAGGCTTTCCTTTCGGTACTCTGCCACTGAGTTAAGGGAATATGCCGTGATGTGGGTAAGGATTTGCACCTTACATGGTTTGCAATGAACGCTCTCTTTTATCGTCCGAACGTCACCCTACGATACATAGCGTCTACCTATTCCGCCACCACATCATGTCACTCTATAAATAAATATTGGCGTATTTCCAAAATATTGAGGACTTAGGTTCACCACGTCGCGCCCCTCGGCTTCCCTATCGTTACCGCGCTTCTACCGTCCTTTTTTGGCCTTGACAGGACTCGAACCTATCTTATACCATTTAGGCCATAATAAAAGTGCAGTGATCTTACCTGCATTCCCCGCGCAGCACCTTTGACGATCCTCATTCCTAGCTTGGCTTTCGCTGCTAGACGTCTACGGTACAGTACCTTTAGCACTGCCGAGTCCTGCGACGATAAGGGGTTGCAGGGACACCCGGGTGATTAACCCTATGTCCCTACTATAATTTGTACTAACCGTCATATTTTCGTCAGCTTACATTCATGATACCGTCAATTTACCGTCAGATTTTCGTTAGATAATACCGCAATCCTTAAGAGTATTTGCTACCGATAACAAGCCTTTGTCAATTCTCCGGTCTATTGTACTTTCACTCATAATTGAGCCGAAAAAGGATATTGTATCTTTGCGCCGATCGGTCTTCAGATAGCGGTGTTTTATGATATCCCTTGCTTCTTTATCTAGGATTGTACTAATGGCTGTTTCTACGAGTTCGATTTTGTTTTGATAGGACTCAAGTTTGGCTAGCTGCTCTGGCGTATATTCTTTAATTTTCTTTAGGACTTTTACAGATGATTCCCATTGAGGTAACTCGTATCGCAGAAGATAAATTGTTCTCTGGATGTCCTCTTCTTTGGCGCTCGGAATTAACTCCATTTGTACCACCGCCTCCATTTTCAACACTCCTTTGCACTTATTTACATACAGTTTTTATATAACCCTTGGGATTTTACCCATTTCCTTTGCACTTTTACACCAAAATATCGAACAAATCCACTTGACCATCCTTCTCGACTTCGCTCGCATCTTGTATTAATCCATCTTCTAACCACTTTGCAGGCGCTTCTGTCCTATAATGTGGCCATATTTCCTTACCAGCGATAGATCGTGTAGGATTCTTAGCTTCAGCCAGTTTAGTCCAGGTCCAATACGTTTTTGCTTTTACTGTGTTATTTTGCATTTGGATCACTAGAGTAGCTTAAATTCAAGGCTTCGCATGCTTCAGCCAGATAATAATAAGGTTTCAACGTGAAAGATTTATGTTTTTTTATCAGACGTATCATTGCGAATATATGTGCATTAATTTCTTCAACTTTAGGATTAATGTCTAGTCTGTTGTGTTTTTGATTGTGATGACCTAATTCGTGAAGAATATTAAAAAGAAAATTAATCTCATCGGTTAGTACTGAACCTTCTATATAAATAATAGGCGACAAGCATAATTCCCCTACTTTTTTATCAAATCCGGACTTTATCGCGTCCCGTCCTTTTAAAACCACTTTTACATATGAGGCTATTCTAATATTTGTGTAAGGTGGATCAACTCGAGATTGCGAACAATATACTGCCTTTACTCCTCTCCACTCTTCTTTGGTAGTAACTCTAGCCAAATCGAATAGAGCTTTCTTTTGTTCTTGTTTATACACACCATAGAATTTGACGCCATGTATTTTAATCATATTTACGTTCCTCCATATTGAACTGCAATCATTTTATCACGGTCGTTTCTATACCCACAGAGTTATATGACATATTGACTCACTCCTTACCCTCTAAAACTCCCGTTCCATTCTCAAGTACATTTATGATTTCGTAGACAACCTCACCTATTCCCGGTTCATATGTCCACTCAAATTCATGCTTCGTTTTGATCCAAACAATTGATTCTTGCAGTTGAAGCAACGCTATCTCTGATCTATCTGCACGCTTCCTCTCAGCCCTCAGGAGCTCGTTAAACGCCCTTGCCTGATCTTCTACACTCTCACATGCTTCTATGTCTATATAGCTCCTGAACTCGTCTATATCTGCTTTTATGCGTTCTAGGACCTTAAGCATATCGTCGTTTCTTTCTTTGAGCTCTGCGTATTGTTGGAGCCAGTAAGGAAGGGCTTCGCGCGCCCCTATAATGAAGTCCGAATCAACTTGAGAAATGTAAACTGTACTCCCAAATGCCGACATTGCAAGGGTCACTACTGGTGCATGAGCCTTTAACTGAGGATCAATCATCTTCGTGCCAATGTTGTGGCCGTAGCTATCAGTAAACTCTCTCCAAGGTCCTCTCGTAGCCTTCTCACACAGTTCTATATCCTTATCCCAGTCTCTATTCATCCTTTACTACCTCCAAATCATCAATTGTTACAGTGTGATGACCTCCTTCGCCATCTCTAATCGTGACTTGATCATTTTCGACTCTCATCACAGTTACATATTCTATAATCCCGAAACATTTCACCTTATCTCCCGGCTTAATGGTGGGTACTGGATCAGGATCTAATTCTTTACACTTTATCGCCCTTGAAAGCGAATATTCACTTATGGTACTTCCGTTTGCTTTCTTCTCTTTGATCCATTCAAGCAGTTTGTCCGCTGATATAAGCTTCTCTTGTTTACTCATTCCCTGACCCTCCTATTACGGCTAGTAGAGCTGCTTTACACCGCTGTTCAGCTGTTGCGTGGATAAAATCGAACATTCCCACATATTCACCAGTGCCTAAGACTACCTGCTTTAATGATCCTGTGTATTCAACAGTTAAACCTAGCTCCTTTATTTGTTCTTCTACTTCCCATGCTGCTGATATGTCGGTTGAATATGGCTTTACCTGCGTATCAATTGGATCAGTGAAGTAATGAGAGCCTACAATCGTTATTTCTTTGAATCCCATGACTTTGATAGCTATATATGCATCCAATTCTCTTCCTGGTGGTTCAGCCAATATTTCTGCGTTAGTAATTACTCGTTCACTCATGGTCTACCTCCCCAGGAAGGTTTTGATCATTTCCGTATGTCGTTCTAAACCATTGGCAGTCTTCGCATTGACATTCTTCTGTTGCTCTCATTCCCTTTCATCCTCCCCTTTAGCTGGTTCCAGAGCCTAATATCCTCGGTAGGCCTTTTCCGCTTTTTCTCGGATATTCTCGGCAGCGGCGTAGCTCCGTTCTTCCTCTTCTTGATCATCAACTTCGGCTGAAAAATTAGCCATGTCAAACGCTCTTATTAAAAGCTGTAATTCATAGTCTGAAAAGTAAACTGACTTCCCCATCCCTGTTATCTCTCCCTTACTTGGATTATGGATATATTCGGCCCCCACTGGCGTTAAGCTTATTCGTTCGTCTCGGAGGCCTTCGGCCAATGAATTACTTTTTCTCTTCTGTCCACGAAAACAAGACTTCTGCATCTCGCCAATATTCCGGTATTTCCGCATCGCTTCGGCGGTAAGTAATCAGAGCAACCTCTCTCTCTTTTTTACGAACCTCAACTTTGTGCTGAGAGTATTTATCCCAAGACTTCATACAATAAGCCGTAACCATGAATCCATCACTGCTGTGTGATCCTATCTTCTGTACATCTGCAAACCGTTCGTTTTCGATTCTAAATTTGTCAAAGTTTTGTATATGCACCTTGTTCGCTCCTTCGTCTTTTTCTCCGAGTCGACCGAATCCGCTTAACAAAGTGGCGGCCGTATATAGGGTTTATTTCCTCCCAGGGAAAGAGGCTGATAGCCTCAATCCTCTTCAACGTATTTCCAGTCTGCTTTAATGTTTCCGCTCCATAACCAGTCATCGAAAGCTGCATTTATGTGTTTCAATCTGTCTGATGTGCTTAAACCTTCTAGTTCATCATCTTTTATTTCTACTGTCTCTTCACGGTCAGATGATTTAACGCTGAATTTGAATTTTGCCATCTGTTATCTCTCCTTTAAGGCTGTAATATATTATCCGGCTGCCGCTTCGCTAGGTGATTCGGTCGCTTCGTTGCCCTTCGGCCCTTCACGTTCCGCTTTTAGTTCTGCTGCTACCGCTTCGCAAAATCTAGGGAATAACTTATCTGCAAAAGCTTTTTCAGATGCCGTATAGCCATGGACCGAATATTCATGAGCGTCATAAAGATTCGTTTGCTCATACCATTGGCTGAATCCCTCACGGAAGTAGAAGTCAATGCTGTCTAACAAATTCCATTCTTCCCGAGCCTCTTCTTCAGTGAAGGAACCTGAACGCCGCATCTGAACTATCGTCTTTCTAATTAATTCCTCTGTCTTATCTCCTTGGTATTCTTTTCCTCTGGATGGAGCACATTTACCAAGAACATAATAAGCATCTTTATGGTCAAAGAAGTCTCTGAAATCATTACATCCAGTATTTCTAAGCGGCCACATGTAAGCATAATTTCCGTAGTCAGTCACTGCTGCAAACATACCTGTTGAATCAAGTAAGAATATCCCCCAGCCCTCAATCTCATCCGTGCTTGGTATATAGTAACGCCAAAACTTTACGTCCTTCATCGCGCTATTACTCCTTTGTCTTTTTCTCCGTCCCGACCGAATATGCTTAACGAAGTGTTAGCCGTATAGGGTCCTTTAAGGCTGTATAGCCTAAAAATTGAATTCAACTTGACCATCACTCTCTTGGTAAGTCAGTTGCTGAAGCTCTTCCTCGTACCGCATGACCCTCTTCTTTGCTGAATCAAGCCATCCCTCATAGAGCGGCATGATATGACTAAGGATGTACTCAATTCGACCTTCGTGATGCTTGGCTAGTTTCTTGCTTGACTTGGATTCTCTTTCGATCTCCTCGATCACTCGATGTAGTTCCTCGATCTCTTCTGTGTTGAGTTCTACAGATGCACGAGATTGGAACAGAAAGTATTCCACTTCAGCTTTCCTATCTTTATTCATAAGCTCACCCTATCTCAGCACAGTTGCTCTCATGGCATTCTGGGCAAGCTGGCTCTTCCAGATCTTCCGGTACAGCAAACTTCCGTTTACACTCTTCACATTGGTATTTGATCCAATCTTCCATGTGTTTTCTCTCCCTTACTAGGCTCAATTAGCTGCTTGCTTGAACTCTTCAAGCTTTCTGTTAACAAACTCTTTATATCGATCAAAGCCATTTTTTATAGTTATTTCTGCTCGAATAACAGCTAAATTGTATTTAATGTGCCTAGCTATTACCGCGCCTACTGTTACATCCGAGACTATCCAAATATCAATTTTCGGGTCATGGTATATAAAGAACTCATAATTCCCGTGCTTGAAAGCAATTTCTCCAGTAACTTCTCTGTACTCTCCGTTAATCATTCTGATTGCAAATGTCCGTGGGTTACGGAGTTTTCGTACTGGTTTAGGCTTTTTCGGTTTAGCAGGTTTCCTAGTTTGAATCCGTCTCCGACTTTTGTAATCCTCAGACAGCAAATCTAGATCAATGTTTGTTTGCTTCCGGATCAAGTCAAAAGTTTCTTCATAGTGCTTTTTATGTTCTGTCATGAAATCGAGTCTTTTACAGTTTTCAAGTTGCTCGTACCAATATGGTCTGAACACCGTAAGATAACGATGATCAATGAACTCAGCCACTAAATGACGAACCTTAGTCACATAAAAGAATGGAACTTCTTTTTTATTCTTCTGAGCTTCAGCAACTCGTTTATAGAACTTTTTAATAAGCCGTTTCTTCATGGATTCAACTCTCCTTTAAGCTGTAGTAGCTCTTAATTTGTAATCCAATCCGAACTCTTCATTGATCTGATTCAGATACACTTCGTACTCAGCCAGCGCTATTTTCAGAGCATCATCCGATGCAATCGTGTCAAAGTTCACTCTTGTCCCTTTACTGTTTGGTTTAAGCCACTTCTTCGGCTGCATCCGATCATTAATCATGCCGAGCCACATCCGCGCTTTAGATTGAGCATAGGTTTTTGCGTCGACCTTATGAGTAAGGTGCTTAAAGTTCATTTGTCCGCCGACCACTTGAATACTGTTTATCTTTTCTTTTTCACTCATTTATCTTCTCTCCCTTATTAGGCTGTATCAACCGTTCTTTTTGATTAACTCATCTATAGATATAGGGAACTTCGATTCGATTAAAGTTAATATTGCTTTGGCATATTCTTGTATTTCCTTCTGTGCATCGTGTTCCAGACGTTGATTAAGGAAGTGGCAAATAGATTGAAGCGATGCGGTCCAGTACCAACGGACGTACATTCCGTATGCAGGAAGGAACAGGCGGGCTTGCTCGGCACATACTCCGCTTTTTATAGCATCTTTGTATAACTGCTCTCCTTGACTGATATAGGCTTTGAGAAATGCCATATACATAAACCCTTCTTCTTCATCTATTGGTTCGCCCGATCCCTGTTTGCTGTTTTCTGGAGCACTGCGCCATTCGTCCGGTTCAGGAATGTAGAATGCCGGTTCCTCAGTGACATAACGTCTGCTTGACTCATTCCAAGCGTCTAGGCTGTCTCCTGTGCCTTCCATATGCGCTGAACCGATCTGATACTTCCACCATTGCCGCGCGACCATTAGCGGGGCATACACTTCGAATTGCGCCATCGCATGCCTGAACGGACTCGTATGTCCTTCTCTCGCCAGGAATTTGATTAAGCTTACATCACGATCAGATAGTTCCTTTGATTCTTTTGCGTAACTGACGCGGGCTGCATTCACTACCGTTAAATCACTGCCCATTACATTGACCAGTCTCACGTACCCTTTATCAAGGACATTGATTGTATCGTTCATTTTGTTTTCTCTCCCTCGTAAATTTCTGCGGATTGTCTGCGTAGCTCATTGATTATTTTTGGTTCCGGAGCGTATTTTGCTTGCCATCCATTTGGTTTAACAATCTTGCCTTGCTTGTCGTATCTCGGCTTTCCATCCTCATGTAACTTCCCCATGTTCGCAGCATGGACGATATCGAAAAATGGTTCGGGTTTAATTCCCATAAGAGTAAATGTGCCTACTGCAAAGTAGATTAGATCAGTCAATGCATCAACTTGTTCATAGGTGTTCTCGGCTTGCATAAACTCGATTAACTCTTCAAGCATCCATGAAGCTCTTTTCATTACTTCACTGGAGATATTGCCGTTTTTCATCCGTCTACAAGCAGCCAGTAACTCAAATGCTGTATCCTTCAAAATCAATCTATCGTAAGCAGTGCGCCCTCTTTCTAATATGCACGGCATATCCGGCATCTTTTGATTGAATGCTTCGTGAAACTCTTTCACTTGGTCATACTGCTTATTCATTTTTATCTCCCTCTCAAATGGAATTTGTAGAACTGGTGTTTGGTTAGAGGGCAGCAGAAGCCCGAGTTTCCACTACCCCACTTGCTATGCTCTTTTCTTCGTTGCTGTAGGCGCTAGAATCGCTTCTACGACCTCTTTCTGGTACTTAGTTGTAAATACTCCACTGCGAACTGAACGAGCTATATGAGCCAATACGAAAGCGTCACGGACGTTGTTAGAATTGTGTTCGAAAGACCAATGTCTCAAAATTGGTATGATCATGTTTTCCTTACTGGCATTTCCCTTACCACTTGCATACTTTTTAACTTGAGTTGGAGCAACTTCAATCCATTTAATATTCTGTCTGTATAGTTCCAATCGGATCGCATGGCCCAGGCCGAATTGATAGTCAATTGACCGACCCTTTGAGTTATAACTGAACCCTTCAATTGCGATCACATCATTTGGTTCAAGATTGTTAAATATTTCATCTATAATCTGATCAATTTGAACTGTTGTATCTTCTTCTGAAGATGTGATTTCGAATCCGTCCAGGTAATTTCCGTTCCTATCAAGCAGCACCATTCCTGTTTTACTGCTAGGGTCAATCCCTACATATCTCATTGTGCGATCGCTCCTTCGTTTTTAGCTTTATTTCTTAGGTATGCCGCTTGCCCTAATCGTCCGACTTCTTGCGGATTCATCATCGGTGTTGTGCTTGCTTTTTCTTTGCTCCATTTGTATTTATGAACTCGATTGTAGTAACACTGTCTTGTGATTCCGTTAGACAAGGCCTTAAGCACCCATTCGTTGAGAGCTGTATTATCTCGCACTGGCCTAGTAATGGCATCTTCTATACTCCAACCTTTTATTTTCACTCGATTGTCTACCAATTTTTTATTGATCCCGTTAGCTTCGGCTGTATCGTACTGTTGTGGAGTTATATATATTCTCATGCGCCTTTCCTCCTGTTCTTTCCGCCTTTCCCTTTGGCTTCGCGATTCTCTGAAATTTGATCAATCATATCTACCAGTTTGCTTCTAACGTAATTCTCTCGATACTCTGGAGGGATCTTGGCTACTCCAGCTTCTTTAGTCACTACCGAAAGTTTGTGGTCCACTTTTTCAAGTAATTCGTATATAGGCCATTCAAACGATCCAAAAATTTCATCCATCGTGGCCTCATGATCTTTTTTGGGCTTTGGCATGTCTCCTTCACTCCCTGACGTGTAATGATTTCTTTTGTAGCTTCGATCCGTATGTCATAGTCTAGAAATTCATCTGCTGCTATTGAGTTAAGTTCTTCATCGTTCAATCTACTCATCATGGTCATTGACCTTCGTTTAACCGTTTGAGAGCATCCTCGCGGCGTTTAGAGGTTCCTTTGTTTTCATAGATGTCTACGCTGCCCAGGATCCGGTCAAATAGTCTTCCTTGTTCGTCCAGAACGTTTCCGGACTTATCTTTGTAAAGCCACATTTCCAGTTGTTCTAAGTTGAGGTTAGTTGTGAAGTTGGTTAGCTTCCCTTGTCGTCCGTTCAAGATCGGGAAGAGTAAGTCTTTATATTCGAATTCTGTCAGGCTCCCAGCTCCCAACTCATCTAGTGTGAGAAGGTCACAAGAGACTGCAGCACTTACAATGTCGGTGATTGATACTTTAGAATGGTTTTTGAATGTCCCTTTTGCTATTTCCACCAGCTGCGGAAAGTCTAAGAAGAGACAAACATATCCTTGATGGTCTAAGGTGTGGTGCGCTGATGCTGCTAGATGGCTTTTTCCGTTCCCTGGTGGCCCGTAGGCGAGTATTCCAGTCTTCCGGGACTCATAAGTCCTTACGAACTCTTTGAAGGCTGAGAGGACAGATTCTGTGCCCTCTCGCTTTATGAAATTTTGAAACGTTGCTTGTTTAAGATTGTCGTTCATGATACTTCTTGAAAAAACTCGTTCCATCTTGCCTTTGCGGTATCTTCGATCGGATTCTAGTTGCTCTCTTTCTCTTTCAGCTACTACACAAGGACAAGCTGTGCTGATACCATATTTCTTGATAAAAGGTACATAAGTGCGTTTTATTTCTTTCTTGCAGCCGAGACAACAGTATGTTCCTTCGTGAGGATCATCTGCGAACAAACTGGTCGTATTTCGAACCGACTGTTTCTGCATTCTCTGATGTTCCGACTCCAGGTTTTGTAATGCTCCAAGGAATGGATTCATTTTTCCGTTCCTCCTCTAAATAATCTTTGTAGCGCTCTTCGTTTAAAAAGGTCTTAGGATGTTTGATGAATTGAGTTTCTGTCTTACGAAGTTCACATTGCTTTTTATAATTTTGAGAGCATTGAATGATAACGTCTGGATCTTCTTTCTTGGTTACTGTCTTCCAAGTTTTGAAGCATTCCTTTTTTCCGATCTTTCGAGGATAAGAATTCCAGAAGATTTCAAATTCAGGAGTATATATATCTTCTTTATTTTTCTTATTCTCATTATTAATCTTATTTACATTATTGTTTGTGTTCACTTGTTGTTCAGTTGTTGTTCGCTTGTTGTTCACTTGTTGTTCATTCTGTTGTTCACAGTCTTGGTATTCAGACCATGAAACCAGCGTCACTAAGCGGTTTTTACTGCTTGTTAGTTGTTCAATCTGTTGTTCGTTTTCGAACGATTTTAGAATTCGTTGCACCTTACTCTCTGAAATCTTCAATTTCTCAGATATTGATTTTCTACCGGTGATTAACTGCCCTGGTTGAAGGGTTATTCGTTCACCGGAGAAAAGGGCCGGATACTCCGCGTGCGCAGCATTTAGCAGTAAGTAAACCCACACTGCCATATGGTCACTGTCCTTGCACACGATCGGATTATCCAGCATTTTACGGTGCATGCTAATCCAACCCTTTCCGGCCATTTCACCACCTACTCAGTCCACCAATGCCGGCCTTCACCGGATGTGTAATATTCTATTAATTCCGCACGTTTCTGAAGCTTCCAGGCTTTACCCTCAGCCGTTTCATCAGCCCATTGATGACAAGTGCCTGTTTCTGACTTAGGGCCACACAGAATGGCTATATTCCAAGGCTGACCACCTTCACCATACTGACTAGCGTTTATCATGTGAGCACGATTAAAGCCCATTTCAGGATTGCTCTTACCGCATTTTTCACAGACCAAGTATCCTTCTGGTTCAACCGTTGCTCTACGCTTAACTTCATTGCTGCATTTATCTGTAATAGCCGTATGACGGCCTCTTTTGGGTTTAAGGCGGTTCTTTCGTACTTGTTGTTCTTTGCTATATGCAGGCATAACATCACCTCTTATATGTCTGTTTGATACTTGAGAATAGTCTGTAGTGCTGATACCTGTACTTTAATAGCGTCAGCTGCTTCTATACCGGCTTTGAATCGGGTTTCTGCATAATCTCTTTGGAATAAAAGATCAGCAACATTTCCTTTTGCTAGATCCGGTATAAGAGTAGCTGGGAAACCATCAGACTTGAGTTTTAGAATCTCCTGGGCTAGAGCAGAACGGTAATTCCGTTCCGCCTCTGCCTTTTCCTTACCAAGTCCAAACAGTGCATCAGCCGAGTTACTGAGGCGCTTAGAAGCAGCGTGTATTTCTTGTGTTATGTCAGTTATGTGCATTGGTCACCTCAAAACGGGAGTTCAGAATCTGGTATGTCAATTGGTCTACCATCATCTGCAAACGGATCGTTTCTTCTTGAAGAGTTATCGCGGTTCGATTCCAGGAAACGAACATTCTCCGCAACCACTTCCGTGATATATCTTCTGCCGTTTTCCGACTCCCATTGTCTAACTTGAATACGTCCTTCGATTGCAACAAGTCTTCCTTTACCGCTATATTCAGCTGTGTTCTCAGCGGATTTACCCCACATAACTACTGGTAGAAAAACGGTGTTTTCCTTGTCTCCAAACCGATCATTTATAGCGATATTGGCATTAGCCACTGCTTTACCATTAGGCGTGTACTTCAGTTCAATATCGCTTGCCCATCTTCCAATTCCAACAAATCTATTTAGCATCTATTTGCTCCTTCCCAGCCTTCTCAAGCCGTTCGCATAATTCGTCATATTCTTTCTTGGTTAGGTCCATTGCATCTGCTTTACGATAATCCTGAACAATTGATTTTTTTACATCTGCTACAGAGAAGCCTTTATTGTTCGCTATAGCAAAGAGTCTTTTAACTTGAGCCTCGGTTAGCTTTTTAGGTTGAAACTCTACTTCGTTACCTACTGCAGTATTGCCGTCATCATCCTTTTCCGTTGCGATTCCAAGCATTGCAGATAGGGAGTAACGCTTCATATAAGTGATCTGACCACCCAAATCTTGCATATTCGGACTTGCTGGTACTCTGAGAGCTTCCGATTTTACCCACTCACCAGATTGGTGTACAAACATAGTTGTTACAGAAACCACATGAACACCAGGACTATCCATTAGCGTATAGGCGTCTTGGATGATAGATAAGCCTTCATCCTTGAAAACTTCGCGTACAGCAGTGAATATGCCGTCCAAATCGGTATAAGAAAATGAATAATTGCCACCAGACTTCGTTTTAACAGTTACATTTGTGTTGTGCTTAGGCGTTTGGATTTTACCCCATGCAACAACTAGCGCCTTTGAAATCTCTTGATTGGATTCAGAGAAGATCATCGGATACTCAACCCACTTTCACCGTACACAAGCTCCAGTCCATGAAGCTTCTCACCAGCCTTAAGAGCTTCCATAGCTGCAGTCTTATCGACTTCTTTCTTAACTTTGATCAACTCAGAAGGCACAGCATCAATATTGGTCACCTCTACACGTTGCCGCGGCTTAGTAAGGGAAACAGTGAACAATTGACCCTTATGTTTATCCAAGTTCAAACGGATCATATTAATCTTCATAGCTTCCTTCATACGAGTAACTTGGTTCTCCAGAGAAGTCTTGCGCTGTGACAATCGGACAGTTTCAGCTTTAATAGCCTCAGCTTCCACTTCAAGAGTCTTGATCACCTTACAGTAGCCTTCCAATTTGTCCGAGATTACGCCTTCCATACCTTGCAGCATTTCTGTATAGTCCACGCCTTCAGCGCCTTCATAAGCCATTTCAAGCAAGGTTTGATATTGTTCAGTAAGTTCGTATAAGTTCATGGGTATTTACAACCTCCTGGAATTGTGGTATTTTTGCCGTAACAAATTTTTGATAATGACTACTCAAAGACTATGGTTGCCGCCATGGTCTTTTTTCGTTTCTACTTCGTTAAGAACAGTCTTCAATAGATCAATAGTCTTGTTTAGGTCATACTTAAAAAAGTCAGCGATCGCTACAACTACATTTTCCCTGGAGTTTCCTTTAGGGTCTGTTTCTGCGTCGAACCTTTCTAGCGTCTGGATCGCCTTTCTCAGCTCCTTCTGCATTGAATCCCACTCCTTTAAGCTTTTTGCTCAAATTCTCATACTCACGCCGTTGTTGTTCAGATGTGAATTCAAACTTTGGATGCTTACCCTCTCGAACTTTTCCTCCAACAAAAGCCAGTGCAAAACGGTCTTCTAAAGCGTCACTTGCCTTGATTCTGATTGTGGTAATCAATTCATTCACCTGCCGTTATTTCATAGGCGCCCATTATCACAGCAACACATTTGAAGCTGCAGCATAGTGCATCGCCGTAAGTTACTGCCTTTTCACCTTGATAAATTTCGTTCCCACAAGTTTCATTGGCGCAATATTCAATTACATCAGCTTCTTGCGGATCTGGTAAACCTTGTTCAAATCTGTCCATCTTCTCTAGCTCCTCTCAAAAATAGTAGGACAATCGCTGTATCAAAAAGAATCCACCATGTTAACCAGAACAGCATTTATCCTCTCTCCCATCTTTGTTTGTTTAACTCCGCAACCTCTTCCAACTCCTTGATACGTTCCTTTTTGTTTTTCGCTCGCCATTCCTTAACTAGAATTTTCATACCGTCACCGCCGCTGTGATTTTGTTTGCAGCATCACTGATTTCTTTGATGCATTTCTCGCAAATTTTACGTCCATAAAGGTGAACAAAGTTTTCTTCCTCTGAATCACATACATAACAACCAGGTTGATACTTTTTGATAATGATTTTGTCTCCATCTACATAGCACTCCAGTGCATCCCGATCATCAATTCCTAAAGTATTGCGAAGTTCCTTTGCAATTACCAAACGACCCAAACTATCAATTTTCCTTACGATTCCAGTTGATTTCATATTTTTCATCCTCCAATTATTTTTCAAATGATTTTGCAAGATCATCAAGCGCTTTACATACACCATGTTGCCATTCTGTATCACCTGTTCCGTATACCAAGAACGATAAATTCTTAAGTTCATCTGTCGTGCGAACCACTTCTAAATTCATCCGCAATAAGGCTTCCAGTAGGTTCACAGGGATACTTTTAACGTTGATCTTTCCTGTCTTAGGGTCTTGGTTATAGAACGCTATTTCAGCTAATTTGCGATGTGTAGGATGGATAGTGATTTGATTCATGTTGATCACTCCATTCCGTTTTGTTATGCAGTTCTAATCGCACTTAGTAACAACCTAAATGTTTCTCTACCCTTTGGAGTAACTAAGGTTTGCTCTCCGGCCTTACCGTTGCGTTCCCATTCTTTCATTTCAAACAACTTCGGTACGTGGTCAGCGTAAGGCTTCAATTTTCCTCTGGCATCTCTGTAGATATATCCCTTGTCAAGGAGCCAACTGATGAATTCCTTTTCTTTGACTTTCAGTTCCTTTGCGGTATCTCTGAAGCTGGTCAAAAGGTTTCTGTCTACTAGAGCGTCGAAGTAATCTGCTTTCGGCTGCATAATGGAAATTTGTTCATTTGCCTTGCGGACTGTTTCTAATGTTGCTCTGAAGATCAATTTTGTTTGTTCATCCGCATGCGGTAGATAAGTTGAAACGAACAAGTCATCATTTGCAACGTAACCGCCAGTCTTTCGTATAGTAGGTAGGACATCCGATGTAACCCACTTCTTATATGCTTTTGCTTTCTCTCTGATCTCAGGGTTGTTACCTTGTTTAGCAGCCCCAAAGATTAGGGCATACAAACCTGATTCATTGATGAATTTCTTTGCTTGCCTACGACCTATAGAATCAATGACCTCCTGGTCCGTTAGATCATCTTCATCAACGTGGTTTGGCAATGCAGTGTATGGATTTAAGAAACCCAATGCTTTAGCTGCCTCAGTTGCTCCGAACCATTCAACCCCATTGACTAAAAGGACAGGCAATTCCCCAAACATTTCGTTTTTAAATATCTGTGTTTGATTCATTTCACTCCTCCTTTACTCAATTGCTCCTGTTCATCCATCCACTTATCAAGTGAGGCTAAGCGGAAACGAATTTGTTTTTTAGAGGCATTCTTACTACCGTACTTCACAGTCGGAATCTGTTCCTCTTTGACCATGATGTAAAGAGTGGATTGAGATATTCCGGTGTACTCTGCTGCCTCTTCAATGGACACGGTCGCTTTACTGATTCTGGCGTTGTACATTTCGCTCACTTGTTCCTCGATCCAAGGCTTGATTTCTTCAACCAATCGACCCTTTATTTCTTCAATGAAATCAACGGTGGTCATCGCTATTCACAACCCCTCATGAATATGTCTAAAATTTAGACATTTACGTCAAAAAAATATTGCGTCAAAAATTTTGACATGGTATACTTCAGATAACAAAACAAGTTAGACGGCATCTTCAAAAACCTCTTCAATTGTCGCATTAAAATAACGAGCAATTGAAAAAGCTAATCTGAGTGTAGGATTGTTTCGACCCCTTTCAATCCCACGGATATGACTTTCCGATACACGAAGATCGGCAGCCATTTGCGCTAAGGAAACCCCTTTTTCCAAGCGCATGGATTCAAATTTAGTTCTGGTACACATTGATAATAATCAACTCCCTTATGTCTTAATTTGTGACACCCTCATATTATCACGTCTAAATTTAAGACGCAAGGTTTTTTTGAAAAATAAAATTTAAAATGATATGGGTGGTATAAAATGACGCATGCATCTGAAAACAGGATGCTTATCGGTAAAAGAATAAAAGAACAAAGAGAAGCTAAAGGTCTTTACCAAGATGTATTGGCTGAAATGATTGATACTAAAAGAACTAACGTCGCCAACTATGAGTCAGGAACTACAGCTCCCCAACCATATATGTTAGTTAAAATAGCAAAAGCGCTTAATACTACAGTTGATTATCTTGTAGGCGCTACTGATAACCCTAGTGTCAGAAATGACACACCTAGTGAAACAATCGAACTATCTAATTCAGATCTTCAATTGTCTCTTGATGGACAAATGCTAACTCCACAAGAAATTAAGCTTATTACTACAATGATCCGTACTACCAGATCATAAGGAGGTTTATTATGGGATGGGTTGAAAAACGCAATAACGGATATAGAATGGTTGTTGATGTGCCTGACATGTTTGGAAAACGCAAACGGAAAACTAAGATGGTATACACCAATTCAAAACGCCAGGCGGAGAAGGAATTAATCATATTCGAAGCTGAACAGATGAAGACGGTTGTAAATCACAAGAATATTAAATTCAAAGACTTTATTGAGCAATGGAAAGAACTGTACGTTAATAAGCATTTAGAAGAAACGACCAAAATGAACTACATTAGTCACATTGATAAAAGAATCACTCCTGTTTTTGGTGAAATGTATTTGCGTGACATAACGACACTTCAATTAGTCACTTTTATAGATGGATTAAAGAAAATAAAAAAGCCGCAAGAAGACGCTGGGCAAGCAACAAAACTTTACGTTTACAGAGTTCTACGCAGTATGTTCAATACTGCAAGCGAATGGTACGACCTTGATCCTAATCCGATGAAAAAGGTAAATAAGCCCAAGGAAAATGAAAATAAAAACGTCAACACTTATACCGAAGAAGAATCTATTAAAATACTCAAAGCTCTACAACATGAAAACATTCAATTTAAGACAATGATTACTCTTGCCTTTACTTCTGGAATGAGAAAAGGTGAATTGTTAGGCTTAGAATGGAAGCGCGTTGATTTAACTAACAATTTAATTCATATAGAACAATCAATTCCTATTGTTCGAAAAGGAGAAGCCGTAATAAAATCTCCAAAAACTAAAGGATCTGTCAGGACCATAGCGATCCCTCAGTATGTAACAGAGGAGCTTAAATTGTACAAGGAATTCTATTATAAAGAAAAAGCGGAATCTGAAGAATGGTACAGCGAAAGGGACTTTCTTTTTTGCAACCTGAGATATAAAGGTTTTATAGGTAAGCCAATGTATCCGAAAGTAATTAGTGAAAGGTGGAAAAATTTCATTTCAAAAGTTGAAGGTGTGAGAAGGATAAGATTTCATGATATCCGCCACACTTCAGTTTCGATTTTGATTAACCGCGGCATCCACGCAAAAGTCATTTCTAATTTAGTCGGGCATTCCAAAATTGGTACAACCATGGACGTTTACGGACATCTAATGAGAACTGCAGAGATAAAGGCAGCCGAAACGTTTGGAGATGTGTTCAATACACCAACTTCTTAA